AAGGTTCAGGTATATGAATATATGGAATCTTCTTACCTGATGTAAGCTTAGATACGTACGAAGCAGATACTCCATACTTAACAGCAACATCTTTATGCAACATACCTAGACCAACGTCTGCAAGTATTTGCATATCTGTTTCTGCACTAATTCTTCTCGGCATTTTCTTTAACCTCCTCATCTATTGTGGCTTGTAACTGTGGGCTGGTATTTATAGTAGCGTCAACTTTACGCTGGTCAGCCAGATATAAAAAGCTTATGGATCTTCTACTGATTAAATTGCTAATTAAATGTGTGTCCATATACACGTTACTATAGTCGATTGCAAATGGTATTTGAATAAGTAATGGCGCAATCTTAGAAATCATGTTTACAACTAACCAGAATGTAGACTGTTCATATGATGCCACTGCTGTTACTGTAAGCAATATTGCGAACAATACAGTTATAGTGATACTTAAAGATATCTTATTACCAGCGTCACTTGTTAATCTACCAGCATCTGATTTAATTAATGAATAGCTATCTACAGTTTTTCCTACTGAATTACTTCCATTATAAACAAACATAGGATAAATATATTTAAAATACTTAACCTTACCGCTTACAACATATTCCTTGATGTAAGATTCAGCAAGTAAGTCCAATAGTTTTTCTCGTTTACTAAAGTATTTTGCTTCAGCTCTTGTCAGTTTACCAAGACTTGCTAAAGCTTTATTACTTTCTTCAGAGTCTCTAGGGTGTTTGTAATATTCACGAAACTTTCTTTTAACTTTGTAACTTGTCCATCTGTTTAAACTATCTAGTGCATATTTCACATTCATTTTATGTTGATGTATTTTACGGTTGTAATTGAACACGTCTTCTATCCATGTCTCAAATGTAACTGGGTCAAGATGTTTATCAGATAAGTCATCCATCTCTTCAGTTAACTCAAGGTACTTAGGATTACGATCTTTAGCTCGAACAATCAGAAAATTAAATATACTATAAAACAATATTATAGCTGATGCCAAAGATGTGATAGTAGAGATGTACCAAAACACATACTGGTAAAAGAACTTAGTATACACTTTAACTTTAAAATTATTAGGGACATTCACTACCAACTCTTCTTCAGGAGTAAGTTCAGGATGCTTAGCTATGTATCTCTCTTTGTATTGTTTTATATTTACTTCTGACAACCACGATAATCTATAATTACTATTGTCCTCTTTCATGTCTAAGTACTCACTATAAGTAACTTCAACAGCTTCTACCGTATAGTGTGCGTCACCTTCAATTACAGGTAGGATAGAATTGACTGCAAGTATAAGTATGAATGCAATTATAAGAAATACAGTACTACGTGTCTGTTTACTAGACATGTACTTAGATACAGACTTAACAGCGTTATCTATCTTTGTACCGTTCATATACAACACCTACATCATAGAATGTTTTTCTAAGGTATCTCGTAAATACTCAAGATCAGCATCACGTTCATCTTCTTGAAAATATGTTGCATATAACGGTTCTTGTAAATCTACTAGCCAAACAGCAATAGCAAATGCTTGTGGTGTTTGCAGTGTCTGTGGTATAGCGCCTTTAGCAAATGCTGTAACACGGCAAGATAATACACTTAAGTCTTTTAAATGAATAAATACAGATGTTTTGTGTTCCATGTCTACACCTCTTTCTCTTTCTCTTTCTCTTCTTCTTTTGTTCTAATCATGTTCGCCAACTCTTCAATAGATTTTTGGTACTCATCAATCTCTTCATTAGATTTACCAAATACAAATTCTTGTTGGTACTTACGTGTGTTCTCAACATACACAACATCAGGGAACGCTTCATTTAAAATCATGTTAAATGTATTCGCTATACCATCATAGATTTGTTTACGCGATTTGAACAATGCATTATCACGCTTCTCATCTTTAAAGATGTATGCATTAAGTTCTTTCTCTTCAGGTGTAGCTGGTCTAAGTATTGGTAAAGTACTTAGTATACTTAACATACCTACATGTGCGCCTGATAGTATTGTGTTAAGATAAATATGAGTATCCTCATTAGTTACCTCTCTACCTTTTCTAGGGGAAAATCCTACATTGACTCTCTGACTTTCTAAGTCTGTTGTGAATGTTACCTTATGTAACTTTCTTTTTTCAGCTGCCATAATAATAGCCCTCCTACGCTATGTGTATATTATAACATAGACTTCACAAGATGTAAAGTGTTTGTGTAGTTTTGTACAATTAAATTTAAGCAAAAAGAAAAAGCACCCCACAACAGGTGCTTCCAATCGAAAAATTTAATAACGAGACCCGAAAACATTTTCCACGACATTATCGAGACCGTTTATATTACACCATAATTTGGCATACGTGTCAACTATTACATGAACCCTTGTCCAATACTTGGATCTTGTTTCATCGCATTCTTTTCTTCAATCAGTACGCTAATAGCTTGTTGTGCTGCTTCTTCTTCAGACATACCTTCAGATAAGAACCTAGAGAATATAGATGCAAAGTTAGTAAGATCAGCTACAAGATTCTCAGCAACACTGTTTTGGTCTTCCTTCTCAAGACGTTGTAACCATAAATCTTTTTGAGGGAAGTCTGAGAAACGTACTAGGTCTTGCTCAGTAATAAGTTGTTTCTTAAAGTTATATTGTCCTTGCATTTCATATAATGCTTTAGCACTTTCAAATAAGTTAGCTTGGTTCATAGGCAGTAATGTAGATGCTGCTATAGTATAATCAAACTTAACTTCTTCACTACGTAGTTCTGAGAAGTTTAATTTATGCATACCTATAACTTTGTTAGTACCAGTTGCAGATAGTTTAGGTACAGTGTATGATTTATCTCCACCATATGCAAAATAGAAATCAAGTACAAGTCTTGTAAGGTCTTCACAAAATTCTTCTAACAAAGTAATACGTGCATTATCTGTAAGCATAGTTACCCTAGCTTGGAATGCTTGTGTTGCACCTGTAGTTTGAATAGAGTTGGTCATACGTCCTTTGTAGTATGGATCGACACCTGTAACTTGGAATATAGAATTCTCTAAACGAATTTTAACATTAGTTAAATCTGGGACAGTTGGCACATCTTGGTAATGTACAATAGTAGTAGGGTCACCCTTAACTTCAAATGATGCACCAGGAGTATTACCATAGTCAGCAAATGACCTCATGTTGATACGTCCATCCACATTAACAAAACGTACACGGTTAAGTAAACGATATGGCTGTGTTGCTTCCATTGAATCTAATAAGTTAAGTGCGATAACTGTGTTCATTATCTTCGTTAACTTAGAGTTACCATAAGGATTGCCATCAGGTCGTTGTGGTGTATAACACACTATAGGGAAGTACTGTATAGGCATATCAGTATTTTCGTATATAATTTCAGACTCATCTAATATATACACTTGGTCTATGCCACCATCATCATTACGAATAAAACACTCAATTAAGGATACTAACTTATTATTAGTTGTAGGTCTGTTTTCAAACCCAGCTATACGACTAGGTGCAGTCTTATCTGTAATAGTATTCTTATGTGTTTTCATATATTCTTCTACACCCTTTTCAAAGTCCTTATTCTTTTTAAGTGTGTTGATGTTTACAGCACGTTCAATAAAAATAGCTTCACCATCTTTATAGTTATCTACACTAGGGTCAAAATATAATTCATCAGGTGAACATGCTTTGAGTTTAGGTCTACCTCTTTTAGTATTCCAATCAACTCTAACTGCGCCTAAGTTGTAAAGTTCTCCGTTCTCTCCTACATGTAGATATTTATTTTTCATACCCCACTTATTCCAGTTGTACGATAAGAAAGCATTAAGTTTCTGTACAGCTTCTTCATCTTCAGTCCTACGTGGTGTAAGTGTTCCTATAAACGCACCACTATAAACAGAGTTCAGGTACGCTTGTACAACATATTCAAAGTAGTTCCAATCAGGTGTGATTGTATAATCTTTCAAATGTTTTTTAAACACTTGCCAAAACTCTCCTTTGTAAAGGGATCTAATAAGTCGCCATTCTTTTATGATACCATACTTGTACGCACGATACTCACCAAACTTCTGCATAAGTTCAGTAGCTTTGTATTTAGTTTCAGCCATACTTATTTGTCACCCTCCTTTTGTTTAACAACACCGTTCATGATTTCATTGAACGTAGCATTAAATGCATTGTTATATTTTTCAGTCATGGATATAATTTTTTCTTCAAGTTCTTTCTTTTCTCTTTCTAGTTCCTTCTGTCTTTGCTCATTTGCCTGTGCCTGTAGTTCTGCTTCAGCTTCGCTAGGATTATCTCCAATAACCCCTGGCGTGTGTATAGTTTCGCTTGATAAACTTTCGCTACTTTGAAACGTAGGCTTGGAGCGGTTTCGGTTCATAGTCTCCTTCCACGGTGTCATCTTCAGCATCAAAAATACTGAAAGCACGCATAGTAGAAGCATGACCAGCATGAGTAATATTGTTAAAATAAGTACCGTTACTTCTATCATTCTTTACCTCCTGTGATAATGGATTGAATACATACTCTTCTTTTTTCTTTTGTTCATTAACACGTTTATCGTGTAGGTGAACAACCCCTGGTGGAATATATGCACTTAAGTTAAGTTCCTGTAAGTTATGCGGTAACTCTACAATAATAAACTCTGCTGCAGTAACACCATGGTCATTGCCATCTTCAGGATTCTTAGTAGGGGTACCATCCTTATGTAATTTGAATTTATAGTTCAACGCTTCTTCAATGAAGAACTCACAAGTAGAAAATACTTCCATCTGATTATGGTTAATAAGTGCGTTCATTTTTATAATACGTGCTTCATGTGAAGCGAAGGAAGGTTCAAAGAATAGTCCTTCAGCTTCAAACATACCGCCAATAGACACAAGATCACTCTCACGTTTATTATAGCTACGTCCGTCAAAGCGTGGTTGCATAAGTAGTCCACGTAAGTCCGTACCGTTAGTTCTAATAGTCTTACGATACTCACGGGCAATTGTTTTAACATCTGAATTATTCATTCGCAGTTCATCATACACATATAACTTCTTAGTCTCAGTTGAGAACGCTGCAAATATAACATGTGTAGGATCGTTTATCAGTCTGTTATCGTACAGGCTTTTTATCCTATACTTCTATACCTTCTTATTCGGTATAGCTCAGCATATCTTTTCAATTATTTCCAAGTTCTAAATTTAACTATGTCATAAACACTAGTGTAGTCTATATTATAAAGCTTGGCAACTTTACGATAAGACTTAATTGTTCTGTAATCTTTACGAATCTGTTCAACAATTTCACGTGTTAGTTTAGCTTTAGGATTATTAGTACCTGCTATAGAGGTCTTCAAGCCTGTGCTAATAGCATGTGCTATATTTTCTTTATAGCTAACCCATTCTAGATTACTCACAGCATTATTAAGTTTATTGCCATCTTTGTGGTTTACACAAGGTTTATTATCAGGGTTAGGTATATACGTTTCAGCAACTAACCTATGTATAGGTATGTGCAGTGTTTTACCTTCGACACTTAAAATAGTGTTGGTGTACCCTGTTTTCTTTATGTTCGGCTTTATTTCTATATTTCTTTTCTTAGAAATAACCCGACCATCTTCTGTGACATAATAATTTTTATACTTAGTTTCTTTCACATCGACCACCTCAAGTTATTATAACATAGAGTAGGGTCAATGTAAACCATAATTGTCGGAGCCTCTTGGGAAGATTATATCTTTTCACTTCCTATGCGTTGCGGCTGGCTAACCTTAGGTTAGACCTTCACCTCTGATTCCCATCTCAGGGTTCCAGATTTTTTCTCCGATTTTATTACGGCAATCGTTCACCGTAGTCCAACCCTATTAAATAGTACAACACACGCCTACCATCATCATTAAAAGCACGTGGCAGTGCCTTAGGTGTGACTATACAAAGTCCAAAGTTAGGAAATACTAAGTTAGATGAGAAGTTAAAACTTCCTCTAAAGAATTGTTGTATATATCCTTCAGACTTATTACGTGTCTGTTCTTCCTCATAGCCAGGTGGAAGGTACGGGTTAGCTGAAGTGGTCACAACTTGTGTATACTTTTGTGGGTCACGTGTCTTACTAAACTTATAACCTTCGTTATAAGCATCACCAAAAAATTCTACAACAGTCGATTCAAGTAAAAACTTTTTAACCCAACCCGAGTCTGGATTTGTTTCAAGGTTTATGTGTCTTACGTCAACACGGTATTTAATTTGGTACGCTTTCTTTTCAGGTACCCATTCCATTACAGGGTTACCTTGCGCATCATAATAAGGAAGCATAGCAGCAGTGTTACGCACACGTGACTGTAACATATCAAATCCTTTTTCAGGAACGTCACTAGCTTCTACAATAACTGCCATGGTTAAGTTCATAGACTTAAGTTTAGTAGGATCATCAAACGATCTAAATAAAATTTCACTACCATTCGTTAAAGACATCTCATGTTTCTGGTCGTTCTTACTCTTCACAAGTTTGGCAGGAAACATCGCGTAGAAGTCTTTAAGGAATGTGGATTCAAGTGCAGGATAAGTTCTTGCGGTAACACATACACGTGCGTTCGGTATTAAAAGTACATGCTTAATAACATCTTCTATATTTGACCTAGATTTACCACTACCAAACCCTCCAGCAGTCATCTTGTAACGTTCACGTCTTCTTAAGAATATTGCTTGGTAGTGTGTAGGTTTGTAAGTGTTTATAAGTGTACCGCACTCAGGACATTCTAAGAATGAA